GCTTCTGCATCGGTAACGGCGCCTCTAGAATGGTCCTCGAGGCGATGGAGGACCCGGGAGACGGCTATCGATCGTATTTCGGCTGTTTTCGAGTCACTGACGTCGGAAAGATCTTCTTTCGAAGCCCGGTGGCACGTGTCAAACTGGTCGACGGTGGGCTGGCTGAGAAGTGTCACTTCTATGATTCGTTGGCCGACCTGTCGGAAGAAAAGATCGCAGAGATGAAACGCGATTTCACTGGGTGGTCTCTGGTCGACGTCGCATCTGGCCATGCTTGGTTGACCGTCGGCACAGATTACAGCGATGGCTACTATCCGTGTTTCACGTTTCGTTACCAGCCAGATCCCACGAAACTTGTGTCACCTGCTTGAGGATATCATTCAATGAATACGAACACCGCCCCCAGTGAACTCAACATCGTCAGTCGAATCTTGCTGCAGAAGATTCTCAACTCAGACGCCGCCGCATTCCTCTCCAAAGAATGCGTTACGAGTGTCAACAACGCCTTCCTGTCGCCTAGTCCCGAGAAAGACAACATCAAGCTGACTTTCAAGTCAAAGTCTGAAAGTGGATTTTACTCCGGGGTCGCTGAGTTGTCTTTCTCGTGGGAGCCTACCGGACCAGAGATCCAAGACTTGGACGGCAACGTTTGGGTCCCTCATCGAATGAGGGTGTCGACCAACATCAACTCTTCGTACAACAACACGCTCGACGCGTACCTAGAGCGTTCTCAAATCATCAGCGCGACTGCGGCTCTGCTCGAAGACACGCGTGAACTCATCACTTCGACTGTGAAGCTGATGACGTTGACTGATGAGCAGCGCCACGTCCGCGACACGAAACGTGCTTATGACGTATCATGTAAGTTCATTGTCGATCTAATCAAAGCAGATCGCAACAGCATTCGACGACAACTCCGGGTCGGAGGTCGAGGACGACCGGTGCTGCGGTCTAAACTGCCTGACGTCCAGCCCGGCAAATTCGAAGTAGAAATCAATGATGGTTCGAAGCGTACTCCTCGAATTCGCAAGTACTCCATGTTCGTTCCTGAAAACCCCAATCACCTCGCACTCCTGAAACGCATCGCGTGAAGCGATGCAAAACTGCTGTCTCGTGTTGTAGATTGATGCTATGGAATCCGTCATCGACATCCTCGAGGCTCTTGAGTCAGACAACTCTCGTCTCTTCAAGGAGGACCTCCTCGAGAGGAACCGTAAGAACGAGCTGCTTCGACGTGCGTTCATCGCTACATTCGATCCATATGTCAACTACTACGTCAACAAGTTCAAGACGCCGCCGGCCTTGCAGGAAGAGGCCGCTGATGACGATCAGGTTTTGACGACGTTCTTTGACGTCCTCTTGGAGGATCTCTCCTCCCGAAGGATCACGGGCAATGCGGCGAAGGCGGCGGTAGTCTCCGCCTTCGGCAAGATGACAGCTCGTCAGCAGAAGTGGTGTCAGAGGATCATTCTCAAGAACCTTCGTTGTGGCGTCCAGGAGACAACCGTCAACAAGGTGTGGCCAGGCTCTATCACAAAGTTCTCTGTCCAGCTTGCCGAGACGCTGGAGTCGACCTTCGAGAAGGACAGCGGCATCGTCGTCACACAGGAGCTGCGATATCCTGTTCGCGTGGAGCCTAAACTCGACGGTCTGCGTTGCGTTGCCGTGAAGCATAACGGTGAGGTGACGATGTTTACCCGTAATGGCACCGTGCTGGAGACGTTGCCCACGATCAAGGCGGCACTTGAAGCAGCTGACTACGATGATTTCGTTGTGGACGGTGAGGCCATGGGGGCCGATTGGAATGAGTCAGCTTCCGTCGTCATGTCCCACAAGAAGGGCAAGGACGACTCCGGCATGGTGTATCACGTTTTCGATGCGATGCACTTCGATGATTGGCGCTCTCAGCACAACGACTCCGAACTTACCGATCGCGTGGAGCTCGTCTCCGAGTTGGTGAAACAAATCGGCAGTTCGTGTGTCATCCAGGTCGAAGGGCAGACGGTCGAGAACCAGAAAGACCTGTTGGCTTTTTACTCGAAGGTCATGGGCAAAGGCTACGAAGGCATCATGGTCAAGGACGTCTCTGCGCCTTATCGATTCAAGAGGACCGATGCCGTCCTCAAGTTGAAGCCTGTCACCACCTATGAAGGCGTCGTCGTGGGTCACTACGAAGGCCGTCGAGGTTCGAAGCGAGAAGGCCTGTGGGGCGGCTTCGAGGTGTTGATGCCCAATGGGGTGGTGACTCGAGTGGGTGGTGGCTTCACCGACAAGCTCAAGGCGGAGATTGGCATGGATCCTGATTCGTGGATCGGTCGAATCGTGGAGCTCGAAGGCCAACCCGATCCCCTCACGGCCGACGGCCTCACGGTGGATGGAAAGGTCAGGTTCCCGGTCTATATTCGTGAGAGAGATGCTCGTGACGTCGATGCCAAGGTCCTCGCCGCCTATGACGCTTGGAAGAAGGATCGCTGAGAAAAGATGGAAACGTTGAAGAGCGACAGGACTTACTCCAACAATTGGTTTGAATTGCGTATCGGTAACTTTGAATCCTTTATCCCCCGATTTTCTGGGCGACAGGTGAGATGCCTGGAGGTTGGTTCCTTCGAAGGCCGCTCCGCCAACTGGATCGTGGAGAACTGGTGCAAGCATCCTGGCTCGAGCCTCACCTGTGTGGATCCATTCACAGGAAGTGTGGAACACAGTGCGGCGGAAAAGGATGGCCTGTTCGAACGCTTCACTCGCAACACCTCCGATAACTCCGATAAGATGCGGGTGATCAGGGAAGGATCCCACACGGCCCTTCAACGATTGATTGATGCCGGCGAAAAGTTCGATTTCGTGTACATCGATGGAGATCACCACAGGGATGCTGTGGCCAAGGATGCCGTGCTAGCCCACCAGTTACTGCTTCCAGGCGGATTGTTGGCGTTTGACGATTACACATGGGGCGGTAGTTTGGAACCATGGCAGCGCCCGAAAGATGCCATCGATGGATTCTTGGAATCAATGGGCGGTGAGTACGAGGTGGCGATAAAGAACGCCCAGGTCTTTGCGTGGAAACGGGGCAAAACGGCAAACGAGAAGAAGCGGCCGAGGATAGCCGTGTACGCCATATCGAAGAACGAGAGCAAGTTCGTGGAGAGGTTCTGTGAATCCTGCAGAGATGCCGATCTCATAGTGATCACCGATACAGGAAGCACCGACGATACGGTGGAAAAAGCAAGATCGCTTGGGGCGGTGGTTCATTCCGTGGCGGTTTCTCCTTGGAGATTCGACACAGCCCGTAACTGTTCTATCGCCCTTATCCCTTCTGACGTCGACATCTGTGTTAACCTGGATCTGGACGAAGTTCTGGAACCTGGTTGGAGAGAAGAGGTGGAGCGGCTGTGGGGAACCGATACCACACGGGTTCGTTACCTGTTCGATTGGGGAAGCGGAGTTCGTTTCATGTCGAACAAGATCCATTCCAGGAAGGGCTATATGTGGAAGCACCCATGTCACGAGCTCCTCATTCCAGATCCTCGAACCAAGGAAGTTTGTGCCTACACCGATAAGCTCCTCGTGCGCCACCTTCCGGATCCAACGAAGAGCAGGGGGCAGTACCTAGACCTGCTTGAGATCGGAGTCAAAGAGGATCCAAACTGCCCTCGCAACTCCTTCTACTACGCTCGCGAACTCACATTCTACAAGCGGCATACCGATGCCCTCAAGGAGCTTCACAGGTACCTGAATCTTCCAACGGCAACCTGGAAAGATGAACGCGCTTTCGCCATGCGGTTGTTGGGCTCGACCCACGCCGAGCTTGGAAACCGAGAAGAGGCAATCCGTTGGTTCACCAGAGGAACCCTCGAGGCACCACATCGTAAAGAGTCATGGTTTGCTCTCGCCGAATATTGCTACAAGATCGGCAGGTGGGACGTGTGCTACGAAGCGGCCACTCGATGCATTTCCACCCCAAACAGCGCTCAATGGCCGACCGACGCCAAGGCTTCGTCTGCAACTCCTCACGACATAGCGGCCATCGCCGCCTATAGGTTAGGTAAGAAGGAAGAGTCTATTCGACATGGCAAAGAAGCGCTATCGATCTCACCGAACGACGAGCGGCTGAAGGACAACATGCGGTGGTACCTAGGCGACATCAGGTAGGTTCTACCCACATCAGGTCGACATCTGAGACGTCTTCTTTTACCTGGTAAGATTACCTGACGTCCATTTGTTTCGAATATTCCTGGGTGGTCAAGAATACCACACAAGATCACCGGTGATCTGTGGATAAACTTTTTCGCTCGGGACGGTGCAAAGCTGCAGCCTGCCAGCTGCA